CCCAGGTTGACGTTGTGACGGCCATCGCCAAGGCTCAGGCTGAAGGCGACCCGGACCCCGTGGGCACCGTGATGGTGCAGTTCGCGGACAACCCGGAAGCCGACATGGCGATCCGTGGACTGATCTACCGTGGCGACGCGGCCAACGAGCAGATGGCCGAACTGGCTCGCCAGGTCGATTCGGCGAACCTCGGGTCGACGGGACAGCTTTTCACGACTCAGGCGCTCACGCCTGACTCTGCTCAGTACAGCGCGTTCCGTGGGACCGGTGCGCGTGAGCAGACCGCGAACGCGGCTAGCATCTTCTACACGTTCGCTCTCGATCCGACGATTGCCGGCTCGGAGATCCTCGGCGCGTACCGCGCGGCCCGCTACACCATCGGCAAGATGGTTGGTCCGGGCAAGACCGCCGCGAAGGCGCTTGCGTCAGTGAAAAAGGCCGGGGTCGAGACGAACACCGCTCGTCGCTACTTCGATTCGCTGACCGCCGACTTCCGCAAGCTCGACTCCCTGAAGGAGTCGGGTAAGCGTGTAGAGCACGCGCAGTTGCGTCAGCAGATGGCTCGACAGTTCCGCGAACTGCCCGAGGACGTGATCGAGGAGTTCCGCAAGGCGGGCGTGCGGAGCACGGACGACGTGATCCGGTACCTGGATGACACGTCGGATGCGTTCAATATCGCCCACGGAATGCCCGCTAAGGCTGCGCTAGAGGCGCAGCAGGCGATTGCTGGTATCCCGAACTCTGAGCGCCTGGCGATGGTTCTGACGGCTCGTGGTGACGCGCTGCGCCGGGAGGCGCTGCTGCCCCGCAAGGGTTACGGGCGCACCATCCGGGAGATGGGTGCGCGCCAGGTGGCGCGCATGATGCCCTCGAAGCGCGCCGAGGAAGTCATCAAGTCGTTCTACGGTGACGGCACCACCGACGAGATCGTGAAGGCGCTGGATACGCAAGACGGCCTGATCGGCAAGATGGATCAGTCGCTGAATCCGCTGTCGACCGGCGTGAACGGTCGACGTCTTGATGGCCTGACTCGGCTGTTCTCCAGCCTGCCGAACAAGAGCAGCATCAACATTGCCGACGCCAGCGATGCGGGCGTGTTCTACAAGTTCGCCCGGTCGTTCCTGACGAAGCGTCACGCGGACCTCCTGACGGACGCGTTCCGTGACGCGAACATCGGTCAGCGCCGGCTCATGGTGGCCGGCGTCATCCGCACTGCCGCGTCTGCACGGGGTGTCAACCTGAGCGACCCGGTGATTCTGGAGAAGATCGGGGACCTGGCTACCGGGACGCGCTCGGGTGAGCTGTACTCGGCTGGCCGTGAGATGGTCGATAACGCGGTGGATGCCGGCGAGTCCGGCATCGAGAACATCATCCGCTACTCGCCGTCGAACATTGACGGCCACGAGCATGCACTGCACTTGTGGCAGACGGTCGACCAGGTGCACATTCCGTCGATCAAGGATCTGGAGGCGCTGAAGCGCTACCGGCAGATCGAGCCGTTCAAGAGCCTCCAGGATGCCCCACAGAAGTTCACGGACTACTGGTCCCTGTTCACCCTGCTCGGCCTGCGTTACGCGGTCCGCAACGGCCTGGAAGACCTGTTCACGTACGCCCTCACGGGCGGTGGGCTTGGCAACCTGATCGCGGGTCGACGGGTGTCGACCGCGTACCACGACATCAATCCGGTGTTCCGGAACGTGCTCGACGCCAACGGCAAGGTGAAGATCGGCGAAGACGGTCTGCCGGTGGTCGAGATGAAGTCGACTCTCGGCATGATCGCTCGCGGCTCTCGCCGCATCGGTGATCTGGCCCAGCGCAACGCTCTGGCGAACCGCGTCCTGTCCAAGTTCTTCCTGTCGCGTTTCCCGTCGGACGAGATCGTGAAGGCTCAGTACGCCGCGAAGGCGGGCAACTACGAGCCGATGCGGAAGATGTTCGTCACGTCAGCCGCCCGCCTGCGGCTGACCGGTTTGACGGACAAGGAGATCGACGACTTCGCGGACCTGCTGGCGACGCCCTTCGGGCAGACCCTCATGGATGAGATTTCCGAGGTCACGCACTACGGAATCTCCGGTGCATATCCGAAACTCCTTGACGAGGCCGACCCTGCTCAGGGGTTCGTGGCGGGCACGCTGTCGAACCAGAAGTACACCGCGTTCGGGGATTTCATCCCCGTCGCTGAGGGCGCACGTAACCCGTACTACACGTACTTCTGGCAGCGGAACCTTGAAGGCGTGCTGGAGCACGACGGTCCGATCGGGAAGATCGCCGTCAGCAACCTGGAGAACCGTCAGGCGGCCATCGCCAAAGTTGCCCAGGCCATCCGTGACGACGGGCAGTTCGGGTACAAGGAGCGCTTCAGTGCGCTCTACACCGGACAGTTGTCGGTGGACGAGTTCGCTTCGCGCTACGTCGATGACGTCTACACGATGTTCTCGGACGCCGAAGGCAACCTGAACAAGAAACTGCTGAATCTGGTAGCGCCCCGCAATGAGCGGGGCGTGCGCTGGGTGTCGCTGTACGACGATGGCGAGAACGGCGAGAAGATCCTTCGCCTCACCCCCGGCAAGCTGGGTCAACTCCGCAAGGACGGTGCACCGTCCTACGTGCTAGGTCAGGACGAGATCCCCTTCCCGGAGACGCCGCAGGCGATGCTCTCCGACCGGGCATGGGAGGCGATGGGCCGGCAGTACGCGCGCATCGCCCGTGAACCGGTGTTCCTTGCCAACTACAAGGAGCAGCGCGCACTCCTGCGCGACCTTGAGGATTCGCTGTTTGATCGCATCGGACCCGAGGCTTCGCGCCAGGTCATGTCGAAGCTGGCAGCGGACCGTGCCTACCACTTCACCCTGAACTACGTCGACAACGCCACTAACCGCTCGCAGATGGCATGGAAGGTTCGCAACGTCTCTCGGTACTACCGGGCGACGGAGGACTTCTACCGTCGTATGCAGCGCATGGCGACCACGCATCCGGTCGCGTTCTGGAAGGCAGCCCTGACGTATCAGGTGCTCGACGATACGGGCTTCGTGTTCACTGATGGCAACGGCGATAAGTACTTCGCCTACCCCGGTAATGAACTGCTCCAGGGTGCGATGCGGTGGTTCATGCAGACGGCGCTCCGCACGCCGTCGATGGATGTGGACCCGTGGATTCTCGGCGGCAAGGTCAGCATGCTGACCCCCTCGCTGGACCCGAAGCAGGCGCTTCCTCAGGTGATGGGGCCGATGGTTCTGCCGGTCAAGGCGCTGTTCTCCTACTTCCCCGAGTACGAGGGCCTGGAGCGGTACATCATCGGTGACTACGCCGTCGATGGATCGTGGTACGACTCGATCCTCCCCGGCAACTTCTCCAAGATCGCTCGCACGGCGAGTGACGATGAGCGGCAGTCCATCTACGCCAGTTCGATCATGGACGCTATCGCCATCGCCTCTGCTCACGGCATGCTGCCGACGAAGAATGCTGACGGTAGCCCGATCGCCACGCCGGAGCAGTTGATGCAGTCGCCTCAGTGGGAGGCGATTCGTGCGATGGCGTGGGGTAACACGATCAGCAAGTACGTCATGGGCCTTGCTGTTCCCGCCAGTCCCCAGGTCTACAAGAACGACGTGACTCTGTACGCACGCCAGCATGGCATCGCGTCGATGCGTCAGTCGTTCATGGATCTGGTGGCGAAGACCGGTGACTTCGGTCAGGCCATGACCGAGTGGTGGAAGTTGAATCCGAACGGCGATCTGATGCCGTTCACGATCTCCCGCTCATCTACTCCGGACTCGGTAAACAAGCTGGCCGACGTGCAGTCGGTGAAGGGCCTGACGAACTGGTACAACGAGAACAAGGACCTGTACCAGCGCAACCCGAACGGGGCGCTGTTCCTGGCCCCGCGTAGCGGTGACTTCTCGTGGGCGTCGTGGCGGTTGATGAGCACGACGCTCGGGCTCAAGGAGCCGAAGGACACCGAGACATTCCTTCAGGACGTGTCGACGTCAATTGCCAAGTCGAGCTACTTCGCCACGATCGCGGACTACGACACCGACATCCGCAAGCTGGACCCGAACAACCCGACGCAGGCGAAGCAGATCAAGCAGCTCGAAGACAGCAAGAGCGCTGACCTGAAGTACCTGCGTAACCAGGACCCGATGCTGGCGAAGGCTCTCGCTGAGGGCAGCTCGTTCGACACGGCTGCCCAGTATGCGCAGATCGCATTCAACGACACGTCGAGCCTGGTTCATTGGATGGCCGACAACGGACGCGAGACGCCCGTGTCGCTGGCGATGCGTCAGGTGATCGACACGTTCAACGACTACGCCTCGGATATCAAGGCGATCACGGGTCGAACGGACGCGGAGAACACGGAGAAGAAGTCGCTCCGGATGAGCCTGCGTGCCGACCTGGAGGTTCTGGCGAACCGGAACCCGAATGTTCGGGTGTTCGTTGACAACGTTCTTTCCTCGCTACCGGAGATGGGTGGTCTGTAATGGTCGTCAAGGCCGACGGCGACGAGGAGCCGACCGCGGCGGTTGGGCAGTCCCAGCGGGGCATTGGAAAGACGGGCGTCGGGTCGTCTTCTAATACCCCGATGCAGCCCAATGGCCCAAAGGCCACTGACAATATCTACCGCCCGTCGGATGCCGGCTATGCCTGGATGCCCAGGCCGACGTCTGACATCTTCGTCAGCACGTCCAGTCTTGCCGGGGTCGCGATGGCAAGCGACTTCAACTCCCTCACCTGGAACTTTCCCGAGGGCAAGTCTGACGCCCTTGCCGAATGGTCAGGGCTGGACCCGTCAACCCAGGCAGCCATCGACAAACTCGCTAAGGCGATCGACTATCGCAAGACCGGCAGCGGCTTGTGGCAGCAGGCCGTTGAGTATTCAGTCCTGGCTGGGCGCAAGGGCGAGAACATCAGCCCGTACCAGTGGCTCCAGCAGCAGGCTGCCACCGTCAAGGTCAAGGGTGGCTCCGGTTCCGGCGGTGGCGGTGGTTACGGCGGTGTCACGAGCCGTACCGACACCAGGACTGACTACCAGAATGCTCCCGCTCCTGACGTTCGTGACCGGATGGATGCGATCAGCATGGAGATGCTGGGGCGTGGCATGACGCAGAAGGAAGCCACGCGGATTCTGGCGAAGGTTCGCAACTACGAGAACTCGAATCCGTCGACGTCGACCGTATCGACGTCGGGTTCCACGGCTGGTTCCAAGAAGAATTCCAGTGTCGCCACGTCAACCACGTCGCGGTCCTCGGGTGGCGCTACTAACGCCGGACGTCAGGACGTGATCGAGCGCATCCTGGCGCAGAACCCGGAGTACGGCGACTACCAGAAGGCCACGACGATGATGGACTGGTTCGACGCGGCCCTGAACGACAGGCTCCAGGCGAATGGCTAAGAAGGACACGGCGACCAAGCAGGAGGTCGCATCCAAGTACGGCATGTCCTATGCCGTCATTCAGTCCGATCCGCAGCTTGCCAAGTGGTTCTCCGACTTCGCTGCCCGCTACGTGGCAGCGCACGGCAAGATCAGCCAGCAGACGTTCACGCTGGAGCTCCAGCAGCAGCCGTGGTGGAAGCAGCACTCCGCGACCTACATCGCGGATGTGCAACAGGAGGTCGACAATCCGGCTGACTACGCGCAGGCGTTGCAGTCGTCCGTTTCCAGCGTTCAGGCTGCTGCGGATCAGATGGGCGCCCGGCTGTCGTCGCAGGATGCGACGGACCTAGCAAAGCAGGCTAAGCGGTTCGGGTGGAACGCGCAGCAGATGCAGGCTGCGCTCGCCAAGTACGTCACCGCTAACCCCGCCAGCGACTACCTGGACTACGAGGGTGACGCGGGGACCACTCAGGATGAGTTGGCGTCGTGGGCTCACGCCAATGGCTTGGGCCTGTCGGACAGCATGGTGAGCGGCTACATCAACCAGATCGCTGCCGGCAAGACCACGCTCGATGAGGTCAAATCGGATCTTCGTAAGACGTACATGGCTGGTGCATTCCCGGCTTGGGCGGACAAGATCAACGCCGGCATGGACATTGCCGATATTGCGGCTCCATACAAGAGCACCATGGCGAACCTGCTGGAGATGGACGACTCGGCCATCGACTTCAGTGACCCGCTCCTGGCAGCTGGCTTGCAGTCCGTCAACAAGGACGGACAGCCACAGGTGATGCCGCTGTACCAGTATCAGAATCTGGTGCGGAAGGACCCTCGCTGGCAGAAGACGGACAACGCCTATGCGACCTACGCGGGAGTTGCCAGTGACATTCTCGGGACGTGGGGGTTCCGCTGATGGCTTCCACTAACACACAGAAGGTGAACGAGCGCCTGGCGCTCGCAGAACAGGCAGCGGCCCAGGGCAACATGGCTGCGGCAGTGGCCTACGCGAAGGCCGCTCTCGGCTTCTCCAAGTCGGATGCTTCCACGGCGAACATCAACAAGATCATCGCCGCATACTCGGGTTCCGGCCAGCAGGCGGCCCCGCAGCAGTCGCCGCAGTCCGCACCGCAGCAGGGCGTAACGACCCCGACGACTACGACCGTTGACAATACCGCCGATCGCCAGGCCGCTAGCGCCTGGCTGTCCAGCGTCTTGTCGTCATACGGACTTGGTTCGCTGGCTGGCAATGTCGACTCGCTCGTTCAGCAGTGGGGCACGAACTCCAATGTGATCGCGCTGAAACTGAAGGACACGTCGGAGTACAAGACCCGCTTCGCGGGCCTCCTGGCGCTTCAGCAGCGCGGCGTTACCGACATTCAGAACGAAGCCCAGTACATCAACATGGAGTCGCAGTACCGCGCTGCGTTCCGTGAGAACGGACTGTCCGGCTTCCTCGGTGCTGCCGGCTCATCCACTGAGCTGTCGAAGATCGCTGATCTGGTGGGCAAGTACAGCCTGTCCGTGAACGAGGTTCGGGATCGGATTTCCGATGCGCAGCGTGTGGCCGCGAACACTTCACCAGAAGTGCGTGATTCCTTCGAGCGGTACTACGGGATCACCTCTGACCAGCTTGTCGCGTACTCGCTTGACCCGCAGGGCACGGCGGACCGGATGAATCGCCAGGCGAATGCCGCCATTGCCGGCGGCATGGCAACTAAGGCGAGCCTGAACATCGGTCAGACCGTTGGCGAGCAGATTGCCGACCTGGCCGGCACGGGCGACATCAACCAGGGCGACCTGAGTGGTCGCCTTCAGGATGCCTACGCCGTGAAGGACGCCACCGCTCGACTGGCCCAGATCGAAGGCTCGTCGCTTGCCGACGACACGATCGTCCAGTCCACCCTTGGTCTTGATGCGAACGCGCAGAAGCGTGTGAGCACCCTCCAGTCCCGTGAGCGTGCCCGGTTCAGTGGCACCAGCGGTGTGAACAGTGGAACGCTGTCCCGCTCTAGCGGGGCGTAAGCAACCTATAGATCCGCGCGACCAATTCATAGGTTCGCGCGCCTTCCTTTCAATCTCCAGCAGGACCGACCGGCCCCTGCTGCGTACAAGTCCGGGAGTCGTGAAAGCCACGCCCTCTCCCCCGTGAGGGCGTGTTGGTTCGCGCATCCACCACCAAAGAGAAATGGGAGACAGGTATGCCTACTGACGATTTCGACGACGAGTTCGACGACGCCGACGGGCGTAGTGAGACGAACACCGTCCGCGAACTGCGGAAGGCGCTCACGTCGAAGGACAAGCAGTTCAACGAACTGAAGGCCCAGTTCGACGCCATCTCGAAGTCAACTCGTGAGCGGAGCGTCAAGGACGTACTGAAGGGCAAGGGACTGCCGGAGAAGATCGCGGCATTCATTCCCGAGTCCGCCACCACGTCGGAGGACGTGGAGGCTTGGCTGACCGAATACGGCGACGTGTTCGGCGTCCAGGCCAAGGGCGACGAGCCCGACGCGGTACAGCAGCAAAGCGCACCTGATGCGAATGCCGAAGCACTAGCCCGCATTAGCGGGGCACAGGCCACTGGTCAGCCGTTCTCCAATGACCCAGCGCAGTTGGCCTCTCGGATCGCTAGCGCACAGAGCCCCGAGGAGCTGAACCAGCTCCTGTTCGGGAACCCGGTTGGACCGCCCGCGTTCTAGCCCGTTTGCACGACATCCATCCCTACTCACCTCAAAGGTGGTGAAAACGGCACAATGGCTTACACCGATACCTCAGCAGTAGCTGGTCTAGTCAAGACCGCTTATGACCGCTACGTCGAGTTCGCGCTGCGTTCGCAGCCGCTCTTCCGTAGCCTCGCCGATAAGCGCCCTGTGCAGCAGGCAATGCCCGGTTCGTCCGTGGTGTTCTCGCTGTACCAGGATCTTGCTGCGGCTACTGGCACCCTGACGGAGACGACCGACCCCACGGCGGTCGCTCTGTCCGATGTCACGACTGTCTCGGTCACCCTGAACGAGTACGGCAACTCCGTTCTCCAGACTCGCAAGCTGGAGGAGTTCGCCTTCTCCCAGATCGACCCGGCTGTCGCCAACATCATCGCGTACAACATGGCCGATTCGCTGGACAGCGTGGTTACCACCACGCTGGTCGGTGGCACGAACAAGATCTACTCGGGTTCGGCCACGGCGACGTCTGCTGTTACCGCAGCGATGACGCTCTCCGGCGCGAACATCCGCAAGGCCGTTGCCAAGCTTCGTGCTGGCAAGGCTGTCCCTCGGGACGGGATGCTCTACGCCGCGTACACGCACCCGGAGACGGCATTCGACCTGCGCTCCGAGACGGGTGCTCTGTCCTTCGAGGACACCCGCAAGTACACCGAGCCGAACGTTGGCAACATCCTGAGCGCCGTTGTCGGCACGACGGGTGGTGCTTACGTCGTGGAGACTCCGCGTGCCTACAGCGCGCTTGATGGGTCTTCCTCGGCGCGGGTCTACCGCACCATCATCACCGGCAAGCAGGCGCTTGCCGAGGCCGTTGCGGTCGAGCCGGGCGTTCGCCTCGGCCCGGTCACCGACTCGATGTGGCGTTACCAGCCCGTCGCGTGGTACGGCATCCTGGGTTGGGCTCGCTACCGCGAGGCCGCCCTGTACCGGATCGAGTCCGGTTCTTCCATCGCTTCCTAGCGACCACCCCTGGGCACGGCTGCCGCTACTCCGGTGGCCGTGCCCAGGCACGGAGGCTTTGTCACATGGCACATCAGTGGAATGGTGGACCGGTAGAGGTTCGCAACTTCTCTGCCCGTCACATCTTCTACGTCACCTACAACGTGGGCCACGCGGTCGTCCGGAAGGACGACGGGACGTGGATTCAACTCGATCTCTACCCGCAGGACAGCGTGATGTGGGGCTACTCCGCCACCCTGCCGGGCGGCTACATCGGGCCGATTTCCGATGAGCACTACTCCGAACTTGTCGCCTCCGGTTTCGGCGACTACATCGACGAGGTTTAGGACTGCTGATGGCGTGCCGATCCGGTTGCAAGACACAGGACCACGAGAGCTACGCGGCCTGCCTACGGGCATGCCGCCCGCAGATGCCGGCGGTTCTCACATCCCCTCTGCGGTCCATGTACGACAAGACGAAGGATGACCTGTCGGCCTACCGGAATGCGCGGGCGAATGGCATTCAGCCGGAGACAACGACGGTGGAGAAGGTTCGCCAGGCGGAGGCCGCGTCCCGGCTTCTGGGGCGTCCGTACAACGCCGAGAAGGACCCGCCGGCCCGGCTGATCGAGACGCCCACCGCAGCGCGGTACGCGAACTGGAAGGAGTAGCCGATGTCCACATTCGGTGCTCTGACCGATTCCACCCTGCGCTACCTGCACGGCTTCACCACGTCCCAAGAGGATGAGACGTACCTGACGTCCTCGCTCAGCTCGTCCGACCTGACGCTGAATGTTGGCGATGCCACGGCCTTGAGCCGTGGCGTGGTCGAGATTGATGACGAGTTGATCCGCGTGGACAGCGTGGACGAGCAGAGCCTGGCGGCGACGATCCCGCCTTATGGGCGTGGCTACAAGGGCACGACCGCCGCGTCGCATGCGACCAATTCGCGGATCACGATTGCTCCGCTGTTCCCGCGTGTTGACGTGAAGAACGCGATCAACCAGTCGATCCAGTCGGTCTTCCCGATCGTGTCCGCTGTGGCGGAAACCACGTTCACGTACTCCCCCGCTATCTCCACCTATGCGCTCCCCGCTGGAGCGCAGTCGATTCTCACGGTGACGTGGCAGACAGTTGGGCCGTCGAAGGAGTGGTACCCGGTTCGCCGTTGGCGCATCGACTCTGCCGCCGACATGACTGCGTTCCCGACCGGTGCGACGGTGAGCGTCTACGACCAGATCACTCCCGGTCGCACGGTGAAGGTCGTGTACATGAAGCCGCCGTCTCCGCTGACGGCGGAGAGCGACCCATTCACGAACTCCGGCCTGCCGGCTACTGCCGAGGACTTGATCCGGCTGGGAGCCGCGATGCGGCTCATCACGTTCCTGGATTCGCCGCACTTGAGTGGCATGTCCGCTGAGGCGGACTTCTCCGCGAACCAGCGACCCGTTGGCGGGTCGGCTCAGCTCGCACGCTCGCTGATGCAGCAGTACCAGATCCGCCACTCTGAAGAGGCGGCTCGCCAGCAGTCCTTGTACCCCGTCCGCGTGCATTACACGAAGGAGGGGAACTGAATGCCGCGCCGCTATCACTCCAGCACGGCCGTGCGGACCGTGCTGTCCGGGGGTATCGCCAATTCCGACACGATCATCACCGTCGACTCGGTGTCCGGCTTTCCCGGCACCAAGCCGTACACGCTGATCCTTGATTTCGACACGGTGAACGAGGAGATCGTCACCGTCACCGGAGGCTCGGGGACGAGCCTCAATGTGACTCGTGGCGAAGACGGCACAGGTGCCGTCTCGCACCTTGCCGGTGCTGTTGTTGTTCACGGGCTGACGGCCCGTGATGTGGATGAGCCGAACGCTCACATCAACGCATCGAGCGGCGTGCATGGAGCCTCCGGTTCCGTCGTCGGAACAACGGACGCTCAGACGTTGACGAACAAGACAATCGACGGTGGCGACAACACCCTGTCGAACATTCCACAGTCGGCCGTGACTGATCTTGAGTCTGATCTGGCCGCGAAGGCGGTGTACCCGTCGCAGACGGGCAATTCGGGCAAGGTGCTCGGGACTAACGGCTCCGCCGTTTCCTGGGTTACGCAACTGGCTGGCCCGAAGGGTGATCCCGGCGATCCTGGAGCAGATGGGGCGCCGGGAGCAGATGGAGCGGATGGCGTTGGCGTGCCCGCAGGGGGCACGACCGGGCAACTGCTCGCCAAACATTCGGGCACCGACTACGACACCGAATGGGTTACCGGTGTCAGCGCTTCGCGCTCCATCTCCACCACGTCGCCGCTGAGCGGCGGCGGTGATCTGTCGACCAACCGCACGCTGTCGATCGCTGACGCATCGACCATCGTCAAGGGCGCGGTGCAGCTCACCGACTCCACGGCCAGTACGAGCACGAGCACAGCGGCTACGCCGAACAGCGTCAAGAGCGCGTACGACCTGGCGAACGCTGCCATCCCGAAGTCTCTCGTCGATGCCAAGGGCGACATCCTGACGGCGACGGCGGACAACACTCCGTCCCGCCTTCCGGTTGGGACGGATGGTTACGTACTCACGGCGTCCGCCGCTGCGACGAACGGCGTCGCGTGGGCCCCCCCAGCCGGAGGCGGAGACGACAACGGCTACATCTCGTCGGGGACGTTCTCTAGTTCAAGTGGATTCAGCGTCAACGGCGTCTTCAATTCCACGTATGACGACTACGAGCTGACCCTCGTCTTCACGGGGACGGCCGACGTCCTCGTGACCATGCGTCTTCGGGTGTCGGGCACCGACGCCACAACGAACTACACGTCTCAGCGCTCGTTCGGATACTCCACAACCGTCGGTGCCGCCCTTGATTCCAGTGGCACCGACGACTGGAACATCGGCATCGGCTCCAACGGAGCCAAGTGTTCGTCCACTCTCGACATTCACGACCCCGGCACCGCCGTAGCGACGCTGTTTGAAGGAATCGGCAACTCGTCGTTCTCGTCCACGGGGCGTCTGGTTCACGCCTTCAGCGGAACGCACACGACGGCAACCGCATACGACGGATTCACCATCACGCCTGACTCGGGCACCATCACCGGCCGGTGGGCACTCACTGGCAAGCCGAAGGTCTAGGAGTCCACTTGCCACCGCGTAGGTTCTCATCCACTGCCCAGCGGACAACGCTGGCTAACTCCGTCAGCGACTCCGCTGGAACGATCATTGTCGCGTCCGTTGCAGGCTTTCCGTCCTCTCGCCCGTACAGCCTGATCTTGGACTACGAGACGATCAACGAGGAGATCGTCGAGGTCACTGCTGCCTCCGGCACCACGCTGACGGTCACTCGTGGAGTCGACGGGACGACTGGCGTCGCCCACGACCTCGGTGCTGTGGTAGTGCACGGCATCACCGGTCGTGATCTTGGCGAACCGCAGACGCACATGTACGCCTCGGAAGGCGTGCATGGTGTTACGGGTGATGTCGTTGGAACCGGCGGTACGCAAACCCTCACGGGTAAGTCGATTGATGGCGTGGATAACACGTTCACCAACATTCCCCAGTCTGCTGTCACGGGATTGGTGTCCGCTCTCGCGGCCAAGGCTCCGTCGAATTCGCCGACGTTCACGGGAACCGTCGGCTTGCCGCCCACCACGTCCATCGGGGACGTGTCGAGCACGGAGCTGGGATACCTCAACAACGCCACGTCGAACATCCAGGCACAGCTCGACACGCTCACATCCACCGACGAGAGCCTGCAAACCCAGATCGACGCCATCACAAACGACACCGGCTCGGGACAGACCCTTCCCCTTGGCGGCGTTCTTGGAAACCTTCTCGTCAAGCAGTCATCCACCAATGGCGATGCTGACTGGCAGACACTGCTCAGTCTCCTGCCGTCGCTCACCGGAAACGCCGGGAAGATCCTGTCCGTTAATGGCACGGAAGATGGGATCGAGTGGGTCACCGTTGGTTCCGGCTCCGGTTCCCCGGTTGACGTCATTGCGGCCTCGCCGTACCCGACCGGTGGAACGGTGACGACATACACGGATGGCGACACGGGTTACGTCTACCGAGTGCACACATTCCTGTACAGCGGCACTCCCGACAACCTCTCGGTCACCAACGGCGTCATCGGAAGCCTGCTCATGGTTGGTGCTGGTGGAGCTGGGGCGAACCACACTAACGGCACCTTTCCGAGCTGGGGTGGTGGCGGTGGGGCGGGCGCGATGTTCGAAGGTATCTACGCCTTCGGCGCCGGTACCCACACTCTCTATGTCGGTGGCGGCGCAGCCGCCAGCGTCAACACCGTCGGCGGTGATGGCGAGGACACCCTCTTCGAGGGTTACCCCGGAACCATTAACTCGGGTACGTACATCGCATACGGCGGCGGTGGTGGTGGTTACTCGTCCGCCGGTCGGCCTGGTGGATCTGGCGGCGGCGGTGGCGGTGCATGGAATGCCGACAGTAGCGGTGGCGCTGCCGAGAACGGAAGTAGCAATGGTGGAGTAACCACCGATGTTACCAATTTCCAGGGTCACGCTGGGTCGGATGCGTACGTTCAGACTTCGGCCGCTGGTGGTGGAGCATTCAATTCATCCGGAACTGGTGTGGCGTCATCGATCACTGGTTCAAGCGTCACCTACGCGATCGGTGGAGCCGCTGAGAGCGGATCACCGACCACAACTCAGAACACCGGTTCTGGCGGTGGAGCTGGGCCGAATGGAACCAAGGGCAGTGACGGAGCCAACGGCATCGTCATCATTCGTTACCGGACGGCATAAGGAGCCAGATGAGTCACGCTCCTGACATCACCGAAGAGTTCGGTGGCGATGTCGGTACTCCGCTCACTCCACCGATCAGTGTCCCCCCGCTCGCCCCGGCGAGCCTGAAGTGGGACTGCGAGATCGGCGGTCTGCCGTTCCTGTTCGCCACGAGCGACCAGAACCCGTACCGCCGGGAGACGGCGGATTTCCGCCGTCAGCGTGTCGACACTGAACGCAACCCAGGTGAGCAGTCGCTGGACTCGGGTTACTGGATTCGTTCGCAGGCATCGTGGCATTACGGCTCCGGCTTGTCTAGCGCGGAGCCGTTGGAAGTGAGCGAGCAGGAAGCGCAGTTCCGGTACCACGCCGGGGGCGGCGTGGACCCGTGGACTCCGAGCCAACTGAGCCTGCTCAACGACACCGAGTCGTGGTGGCCGTCCGTTGGCTCAACTCAGTTCCTTATTGGCGTGGATACGGGTGTACTCCACGCGGACGCCACGACCGTCACGTACATCTCCAATGGTGGCGCGAGCGCCAACGTGTCCTGGGGTGCGTCTGCCGGCTCGATCACGAGCCTGGCATCCGATGGAGAGAACTACTACGTCGCCAACGCGACCGGCATCTACAAGGGACTACTGCCGTCCGGTAGTGCCACACTGGCATGGAACACGGGTGCGACCACCGTCGCACGGTGGGTGAAGTCCCGCCTGTTCGGGTCCGTTGGTCCCAGTTTGTATGAGTTCGTGGGAGCATCCGCTCCCACTCTCCCATCCGCGCTCTACACGCACCCGTTGACCGGGTGGACGTGGACGGACTTCGCCGAGGGACCGACAGCGATCTACGCCTCCGGTTATGCCGGGGACACGTCGTTCATCTACAAGGTGGACGCCACGTCGTCCGCCTCTGCGGTCACCTTGTCGCAGCCGGTGGTAGTTGCCGAGCTGCCGCGAGGCGAACTGGTCAAGAGCCTGTACGCCTACTTGGGCACGTACCTCGTAGTCGGCACGAGTGCCGGTACCCGTGTCGCCACCATCGACACGTCCTATGCCGGTGGTGGATCACTGACGATGGGTCCGCTCGTCGTGAAGACGAGCGACGGCTGCTCTGACGCGGTAGCGGTAGACGGGTACGTGTATACGACCGTCGGAACCAAGGGTGAGGTGGGCGACCGGACCCAACGGG